CAGTCCTGTAGCTAGTGCGACACCACCATTATATGTCCAGGCGTAAATTCCGCCTCGACGGGTTGCGCCCAAAGTACCCAATCCGACATCATTACTGGTTGAATATGTTTGATTGACTTGGGCTGTTGTGATTTGTGTGAATCCTGTGAAACTCATAATTACTCCTTTAAGTAGTTGTTACACCGGTTATAACGCCTGAGCGTCGTGGGTTACGGTTAACATAGTTACCGTAGATAGCGATTTGTCGGACATCGCCCAGACCGTTGACTGGCTTAGCTTCTTTGCTAACTTGCCAAGCGGTTGTGACGACTTCCTCTAATGCACCTTTCGTGACCTCTTCACCCATTTGGATGTTGTCACAGTAGGCGATTGAGCTACTAACAAATTCTAAGTGGTTCTCGTTAAGAGTGTAGACTAGACCTGAAGGACATTGGTCGTCCTTAACTACTGGGATGCCCCTGAAGTATTGACTTTCGTAACCAGCCATACCAACTAACTGAGCGTCAACAGCTACACCCATTGGAGTGTAAGGAGTGACACGCAAATTACCTCGTGCGGTGTCGTAGTTGCCACGACTCTTACTCTCAACTAATTTTTCAATCAGTGTCCAGCAAGTCTTAGTAGTCAGAATCAAGTTAGTTGATTCAAGCTTAGAAGCGGCGGCGCTACACAAGTCAATTTGAGCAGCTAGCGAAGCAAAGGAAATCACATTGCTGGCGGCAGCTGTTACTTGACCGTTAATGTAAGTACCGTAAGTTGTACGGCTCAATCCACCATAGCTTGAGCTGTAAGTTGCGTTGTCGGTGGACAACTGAAGGCCGTCAATAGCCACACCTTGTCCAAGACCATAGAAACGTGAACCAGCAGCAGCGATTAAACTGTTGCGGATAACATCAAACTTTCGTTTGACTAGGTTAATGACCTGAGCTTTAGTCTGGTTAAGACCAAGTTCGGCGTAACCTATAATGACTGAGTCACCAAGACCTTTGGCTTCCCATTGCAGGTTAACATCCGTAGTGTTATCTGCGGTGTTAAAATTGCCCATTCCTTGAAAGTCAATAGCTGTAGTAACTTCGCTAACCTGAATCGGTTGCTTCTCGTATACACCCATTTCCCAAGGAGTCACTTTTCCGGTTGCACGTCCAACTAGGACGCTAGAACCGTGAACTGCGTCTACAACGAAGCTGGCAATACGCTGCGATGTAGTTGTGATAAGACGACTATAGTCCAACTTATACTCCTAACTTTAGTTAAATAAAAAACTGCTCAGCAATAGCTGAACAGCCGTCAGGTACATTGAATCACAAAATGTCTAAAATTACAACTAAAGGTCTGAAGTATCGACCGCCCAAATACTCTTAGCTGAACCGGCCTTATATAGCTTTGGTTTCGTACTACTAGAGCTGGCTGCGCCGCCACCAACCATAGCGCCTCGCTTCTTAATTAACTCAGCTTCTTGCTTGGCTTTAGCCTCAGCTTCACTTTTAGCCGACTGCTTAGTGAATAGAGTGTAGTAGCTAGTGAATGACCGAATTGGCCGTTTACCCTCAGCGATTAGCTTATCGTTTTCCTGTTTCATAAATGTAAAGACATCATCAAGGGTTTTAACGGTCGGGTCGGTTGCCCACGCTGCTTCGCCTGGTTTAGCTTTGGGCGCATCTAAAATACCATTATCTATTAAGGTAGCGATTTCGTCATCCCAACTTTGCAACTGTTCTTGCTCGGCGGCTGTGGCTGCCGCCTGTTCTTCTCGCTCGGCGACTGCTTCCTCATATTCAGCTTGGCGCTCAGCTTGTATATCTTTCATCTCACGGATAGTGTCTAAAACTTCGGCTAATTGTTTATCGCTCTTAAAGCGCATTTCATCCGGCATGCCGTCAGCTGTAATCCGAAAAGTCTTAGTGACTGGATTGCCCTCATCATCTAGTTCAAAAGCTTCAACTTCGGCCCATAAATCAGAGAAGTCTGGCTCCGATATAGGCTCCGCTTCCATTACTTCTTCGGTTGTTTTTGCCTCATCCGCAACCGGCGCTGATTCCTCTTCTTGAGTTTCTTCTGTTTCCTGATTAGCATCCTCTTCTTGAGCAACTTCAGACTCCTTTGGTTGACTAAGTTTACTGCCGTTAAAATCTGTTTTAACGGTTGGTTGTTTGCCTAAAATTTTATCGACATAAGCAAGCTCTTCAGACTCGCTTAACTCTGTTGTTAATTCGTCAGCATTAGGTTGAGCGGTGTCGCTGTTATCCATAGATTCTCCTTTAATTAAAGTATAACACTATTGCGGTGGTTGGCCCTGACTTTGTGGTGAGGGTTGAGGTTGCTGCGGTTGCTGAGGTTGTGGTGGAGTTGGGGCTAATTCTTGAGGACTTTGATTGGGCTGGATAATTGTTGAGGTATTGGTACCGACGTGAGCCATGCCAGCCGTCATCTCTAAGTCATGTAGGGCTGAGGGTTGTAGGCCCTGATTAATTTCCATTTGAGCCTGTACGTCAGGCGGTGCGTCCCGATAGTTAAATGTCTCTTTAGCTCGGATAGGCGGCATCTTGGTGTTGGGATTGTCAGTTTCCTGCTGGTCTTGCATCTTAGCCATTTTAAGTTTGACTTGGCCAATAATTTGTTGGACGAAGTTCTGGACATTCTTCTGCTCGTCAGGCTGAAGCATGTGGTATTTATTGGTGAGCAGGTAAGCGTTGAGGTGTTTAATGTAGTCATCACTAATGTCATCTCGCTCAACTGGTTTCTTACCGGCAATGACGGCTTGCAAATCTTCTTCAGCTTCACGGTCTTGAATGTTCTTCTCAGCGTCGTCCATAGCTTGAAATGGTAGGACTTGTTCCTTAACAAACTGGTTGTAGGCTTCTTCGGGGTCGTCAAACAAACCTAACTCTCGGTAAGCTACCAAAGTAGAGACTTTATTCATCTTAAGCAAGTCCATAATTGCCATGCGTTTTTGAGCACGGTCAATCGGTAAGCTAGTTCCGGCTTTAATACCTATCTTTATACCTAGATTCTGGGCAATCTTGGGTTTACTTATAACAATTGAAACGAAGTTGCCGTCATCACCCATATAGTTGTAGTAGTGTTCGTCGGTGAAGTAGCGGTACATCATCTGAGCTTCTAATTGGTAGAAGCGAGTCATACCAACTTCCAAACAATCCAGTAGGTCAGATTGTCGGCCTTGACCTTGATTTTTTAAGATGAGGTCTTGAGTAGCGGTGTTCTGATTAGTCTGGTGCCCTTGCATGACATTTGGCGCACCGTAGATGTCCTCAATTGAAGCCTTCAAATCTTGCTTATCCTCAATAATGTAGGTCGGCATGTTCTGTTGCTGCCAGACCGTGAAGGACTTGTTAACGTCTTGGGTATCAAGTAAGACTCGTTGGATTGGCGAGAAGTGAATCTTAGAAACATCTTTTTGGGTAATCGAACCTTTAGCGAAGATTGGTACGCCAGTGCCGCCGTATTTAGCGCTCTCAGCGATAACCTGGCCACGCTTGTTGTAGTTCTGTTGTAAATACTTAGATTGCTCAGAGAATGAAGTGTGGTCGATGTGAGTCGTGCCGTCATTTAATAAGTTCCACCAAACGAAGGGCATCATTTGGAACTCAGTTAAGTTCTTACCGCCCTCGTCCCAGTTGGGGTCGTCTATCACACCGAAGCAGTGGTCTTTATAGCGCCAGCCAACAACTAATTTCTTCTCGTCATCAACGTCTATAAATAACCAATCTTCTTTAATGGTGTACTCGGTTTCACTTAAGCTGACTGGGTTATCAGCTACGCCGAATAGTTCTAAAATCTTATCCTTTTGGTCAGGAAATTGTTTAATAAGGTCGCCTGGTGTGCGCTTAAGCTTCTGTGATAGATAATCCGGCTCCTCGTAAAGTGACGAGCGTTTGCCAATCATCACTGAATCAGGACTCAGATGTTCAAAGATTATATTGTCTTTAGCTGCGTCATAACGCCACTTACCTATGCCGATACGCTCACCAATTAATAAGTCTTGAACAACTAATCTAATCTTGTGTTTAGCGTGCTGTTCCTCAGCGTGCATCTGTAGGACATTCTCGAAGTCTTGAGCGAATAATTTATTAATTAAATCCTTATTGGCTGGTGTTATCTCAGGAGCGGTAATTTGTTCAGTAATAAAAGGTACAATAGTCCTGACAGCTATAAATTGCCTATTATCGGCAAACACTTCTTGGTAACGGTCATCAACTAACTGCTCTTCAACATACCCAGCTAGGTATTGTTTGCGGTTATCATCTCGAATCGCCTTTAGCCCACGCTTTTTGTTCGTACTCTTATTAAAAAAGGTTTCGGACTCGTTATGGCGCTTCTTAACAATCTCCAAAAACTCACTAGGTTCGATTAAATCTGTATAAATTTGTTCCAAATCTGGGGTCATTTTATATAAAAAGCTCCTCAATTAAGCTGAAGAGCTGATATTTAGAGTATAGCATATACGACTGGCACGCCACGATAGTAAAATCCCTCAGTAAATTCCATTGCTTCATGTAGTGGATTGACTATTTCACTCATCATTGCGCCAGGAGACCCCTTTATGTAGTAACCTTTAGCAAAATTATGAGCATTTTTTAACTTATTCCAGTCATCACGACTTAAAACAATCGACTCCATGTCACTATTATAGCCAGCCGGTACGTTGTATTTCTTACTAAACTCTTCAGCAATACTCACATCATAGCCTTTCGTAATTGTTCCTTGCTAAACAAAGCGGCGGCTTGTTTGGGATAAAGCCTAGCGAAGCGAACATTGATTGAGCCGTCGGCATTATATGGTTGTTGAATATCGGCTTCGTGGTTTTCTAAGTCTATCGTCCGCTGCCAACGAGCATCACCTGAACTGACTTGCACCGGCGATAGCTCATAGCGGCACTCGCTACAAATCTTCGGGTAATACTTCCCTAGCACTACTAAGCTGGTCACTGCCGGTCGTGTCTTGCAGTTCTCGCAAATATTTACGTCTTTTGGCTCGGCCGATGCTGACGATTGGTGGCTCACTTATAACAACTCCGTCATCTTTAGCGTACTCTGGTTGAAAGCCAGGCTCCTCAAAATCGGCATCAATTACTTGAGAGTCCTCATCATCTTCAAGCAGCTCATCAAAATCACTCATAACCTTTTTTTATCGGTTTCTCGATATCAGGATAGGTGACTCTAGCCAAACCATCATAGCTACTCACAGTAGAATTATTAAGTATATCTTTAAAGCCATCTAGCTTAGTGTTATGATAACCAGCCTGATTAGTTACTACAACTTCAACTTCATCATCAACCAGTGGTTCAAGGTCAGCAAAAGTCTGTACCGGCTTAACGTACTTCTCTAGCATAACTAGCTTGTCGGATAGTTCCTGTATGCCTAGATATTTTCTTAACCATTTTTTCATGGGTCGCCATTCGCCTTATCCCAAGTTGGGCCGTCTTGGTCGATTGGGTCAACAATCGCTCCAACTGTTAGTAGATAACCAGCTGCGCTGACAGCGTTCTCAATCGTCTGCGTGACAGCTCTAGTAGCATCATAAACCCCAGCTGCGGTTAAGTCGATAGGCTCGTCAGTTATGTCTCTAAGATTAAATCCATAACCAATCGGTGAGTGCTTAACTTGTTCTAAGCGATAGTCTGGACTCTCGGCAGCGTTCTCCATTAGCTTCTTAAATGTATCTTGCAGGGCATCTTTGAACATTTTTGAGATAGGTAACTCAGCGGCGTGGACTAACATAGTCGCACCGCCTGGCAGCACACCGTCTGTCATAGCACTTTTAGTCGCCTCGATTGCATCTTCGACTCGGTATCTTAATTCTTCCATTTCAACTGGTGTTGAACCACCGACATTAACAATCGCAATCTTACCAGTCAATTTAGAGTAGCGTTGCTCCATTGTGTCCTTGCGATGCGATGAAGTCTCGGTTTTCATAGCTTTTTGAATGGCTGAAGCCCGCTCGACTATATCCTCAGTTAAACCAGCGCCCTTAAAAATAACTGCTCTATCTTGATTAGCTTGGACTCTCTCAGCTGAACCAAAATATTTCGGGTTGAGCTGACCATTGTCTAAAACTTCTTTCATATCTTGAGCAGCTGTAAATGGAATTGAGCCGACATAAGTAGCAATGTCGTCTATAAAGTGGACAGCATCATCGCCGTAAGCCGGTGGTGGGATAACAACTGCGTTGAGCTTACCTTGTAGTACGTTCAGTAGCAGTGTATTTAGCGCTTCGCTGTTCATCCGTACATCACCAACGATGATTAAGTTCTTATTATCTGAGTTAATCACACCGGACAGTAATGGAATAATATCAGCATTACTGGCGATTTGCTTATTGGTCACGAAGATTAACGGCCGAGCGTACTCGACTTGCTGGTTAAGGGCGAAGAAGCCCTTGTCAAAGTAATAACCGTTGACCTTCTCGACATCTAATGTCGGGTAGTTTTGTTCTCGTATCGTAATGCCACCCTCATCGCCAACCTCTTTAATCGTATCTGATATAAGAGCACCGATAGCCGCATCGCCCGCTGAAACTGTGGCGACTTCAAGTAATTTGTTTTTGCCATTCTGACTTTCCTTCTTTAAATATTTAATAATCTTTTGGCTGTCATCTACTAGTTGTTTTTTTATCAACATACCATTATCACCAGCAGCGATTAAACGGTGGCCTCGCTTATAGAGGTGATAAGCTAAAACAATTGTTGCTGTCGTGCCGTCACCGGCGCTGCGATTAGTTTTCTCGCTGGCTTGCCTGAGAATAGCAGCGGCGTTATCTTCAGTCCTATCTTCCAGCACGACTCGTTTGGCTACGGTCACGCCGTCTCTAGTAATAGTTGGGTCGCCAAACGGCATGCCTAAGATGACGTTATTACCAGCCGGCCCAAAGGTTGAGCTAACAGTTTCGTAAATCTTCTCAGCACCAGCCAGTAAACTAGCTCTAGCGTTGTCGCTGTGAGTTATCTTTTTAATCTCTCTTTTTGGTAAGTCCATTAAGTTGACACCTCTTCTTTCGGCTTTTCGACTTCAGTAATTGATAGTCGGCCGTCGTTAATTTCATATTTAGTATTAGCTGTGACTGGATAAGCTAAGCGCTCAATAGCTACAAAACTCAAATAATTGGACAAAGTATTGTAGTATTGGTCTTGCAGAACTTTTAACATCTGTAGCTCGATTGGTTTTAGGTCGTAATGTTTAGTATTGTCTTTAGCCATTTAATGCCTTCCTTTTATTCATTAACACTTATTAGTCTCCACCAAGGGATTAAGGCATAAGTCTTGCCAGCTTCAACAAACGTCTGGCCACCTTCGGCGTATTGTTCCCAACGCACTTCCTTACCAATTAAATCATCAAGGTCATTGGCTATGATTTGTAAATCTTCTTCGTCGAATCTAATACTGGCACTGGCAGTCAAGTGATACTTATGGACCGAAACATCACGCAAAATACCGGTGCTTTTATCTTCGTTTTCGTCAGCTCGGCTGACGCCGTCATATTCTTTAATAACTTCAATTAGGCAGTTGTTTCCTAAAGGTCTTGTTCTGAGCGGCATCGCTGTCTATCCCTCTTAATTATTCTGATTGTAACATATCAAACTTCAACTCTGTAATACTGTTTACAGTAGTGATTCTTACAACGGGCTTCAAGCACTGCCTGGTCGGCTCGGAGTAAGTCAATTGGTACGCCACCGTCATGGATAGCTACAAACTTATCACTAATACTCATAAATGGATGTCCACACTCGATACAGAATTGGTCACGATACAACTTCCGGTCGGTGGCTCTATATATAAGAGCAATCGGTAATTGGTTGTAGGGTGTCCGAATTGAGACGCTAATTTGCATCATAACCCTCAGCGTACAAAACACCAGCTTCTTTATACATTTGTCTGGGCGCAACTGTTTCCACAACGCCTGAATCATTGGAATCATCGACTGGCTTCTCGGTTTGGTAGAGCTGCCAGGCTCCGGCTAGCGCCATAACTAAGTCATCGTGAGCGCCTTCTTCAGCCTCAGCTCGTCCGCTTGGTTTAATCACGAAGCTAAATAACTCATTGACAGTTTGTCGGTGATAAACATGGATTAACTGACCCTCAATCGCATCCTTAAGCTCTTGTAGCATCTTCGGTCTAGTAGCTAGGTTCGTGTCCCAACCTAATTTTCCAGTATCAATCACTCTACCAGTCGGGTCTATATTTTTCATGGAGTAAATTCTATATTCTCCATAACGGTTAAGCCGAGCTAATCTGTCCATTTCAAAACCGCCGCCGTTCTGACGTTCAAAGGCCACGATTGGCTGCACGCCGGTTTCCTGACTAATCTTTTTAAGCTTCTCGTGGATTAGCGGCGTAACGTACGAGCCGGTCACGTTAGCATGGTAGACTTCTGGCACATCCAACCATTTGTGAGACAAGAATTGGGCTGCACAATTATCTATCCCACCAGCTGCCATATCGACAAAACAAATAATAAACTCGCCTCGCTGATATGGTCTAAATAGTTTGAAGCTCATGGACTCGTTCCCACTCTTGGACTTCTTTTAACATCCTAGCCAGTGCTAGGTTTTCGATATATGTTGCACCGGATGTGATGAACGCTTCTTCAGGACTCTCTGGATATTCCTGCATAAATAACCGCTCGCCTAACTCACCACGTTTCTTGCCTAAAAACTCAGGGTCGTACATTAATGAAGCTGGTAGGAATAGCGGTTTAAAGCCGGTCTTGCCCATAACCGTTTCATCCCAATAAGTTTTACCAGCGTTAAACCCGTTAGCGGTGGATTCAATCATAACTTTGCCGTCTGGTACAACGGCTTGCAGGAGTGAGGCAACGAGTTTATCGAAGTGCGGATAAAATAGAGCTTCAGATAAGTGAGCGTTGGTAATTGTGCGTGACCGGCCAACCTCAACATTTTGAGCCGTACCTATTATATATTTAGTGTTCCTAGCTGAGTTATGTAGTTCGTACTTAGAATCGTATTTGAGCGGGACTTTAGTATTGAGCGCTCGTTCATAACTAGCAATAAACCATTTAACCCGTTCGAGTAGTCCCTGAGCATTATCGGCGTTGTCAGCCACAATCACACTAACTGAGTTTTCTCTAAGTAAAAAATCTAGGGCGAAGACTGCTAATACGAAAGCCGATACACCTTCCTGTCTAGCCTTGAGTGTAAAATCATGGCCGGTGGCGTTGTTAACTATATAATTCTGGGCTGTGTTTAAAATAAACGGGACTTCCACGCCGTCCTTATTAATAATTGTCAGCCGTTTTTCAATTAAGTTTTTATATGGGTCATAAATTGAGGGCATTTTTATCTTCTTTACTGACAAATATAAAGTTGTTGGTGGTTGCTTCGTTCTTAATACCTAATAGTCTTAAAGCCCTATCATGGCCTTTGAGCTGTAATTCAATGTCTTCTACTTCTTCAGCAAAAGCATCTTCGCCTTTACCATGAATCTCTATTTTTTTAGCCCTTAAAGCTTTTGTAACCGGCGCTACAATGGTTTCAATATCATTACCTTGTTTTATTAATTCTGCTTGTAGCGCCTCTTGTACATTGACTTTTTTGAGTGTTCGATTTCCTATGGATGCGGCTGACTCAGGGCTAGAACCATAACCGGCATCAATAGCGGCTTGTTGTTTGGTCTTGCCTTGAGCAATACCTTTGATTAATTTGGCTTCCTTATTAGTCAGTTGTCTCTGATTCATTTAGATACTCACCTAAGTATTTAATGGGGTAGTCAGCTATGGCCATTTGCTGGAGACGGTATTGCCAGCCTTCTCGTATCATTGGTTGGCCTAAGTACTCATCGCCCGCCTTTCGTTCGCCCCACAGCGCTTTAGCAAAATCATGGTTGAAGATAGTCCAATAAAGTGAGGCATCATATAGCAACGAACCCTTAGATTTCCAATAAATAGTAATGTCACTATCTAATTGGGTGCCTTTACTGATATTGGTCGTAATCAGCAAGTCATTTTTACAATCTTGCAGTCTTGGCGTGTGGGGCTGTCCCCAGATTGGATTCCAGCCATTATTAACAGCTTTTTGGATAGCTTTTTCTAAGATAGCGGCTGGCGCTGATTTCATACTTTTATTCTAGCAGATGTGGATAGTATTTTTTGACAAAGCTCTTATAGTCTCTTGAACCCCTAAGATAGTTGTCCTTATAACAACATGGTACTAGATTGGTTTGTTCATATCTTAGTTCGGGGTAGTGTGACCTAATTTTAATATGGTCGAGAGTACACTCAGCTCTAGTCATAGCTACGCCGCAATAGTGACAGTAGTAGTAACCGGCGTGGTCTGGCGGGTTATTTTTGTACCACAATCTTTTTGTTTTTTGCCAGTGGTTAGAAGCTTTACCCACTCTGTTATTATAGCATTTCTAGTGGCTCTAATTTAGATAAAGGGATAACTAAACAATCTATCTTACCATTACTTTCAGTCTTACAGAGTTTAGCTGTTTCACCTGAAATATAATAAGGTTCGGTCCCCATAGAAGGTGCCCTAGTAAAGACTATTTTATTGTGGTTTCCGACTTTGTATTTGGCAAGGAGAACATCTTTTGTGCTATATCGTGGTGCCCAGATTTCAAAGTATTGGAATTGAGTTTGGTCATCTAATTTCATAAACTATTCAATATCTTATTAACTTCTTTGAGGGCTTGGTTATAGCCTTTAGTCCAGCCATATGACTCTAAAAATCCTTCCTCTTCTTCTTTAGGCATCTTTGCTTTGAACTTTTTGATTTGTTTCTTTAACTGTTTTTTGACATATTTATTAAGTTCTTCTTCGGTAAATACATAACTTATTGTAGTGCTATTATCGACAATGTCGCCAAGTTCTTTAGCCTGTTCGTCAGTCCAGTTGCTTTTATAAAATTGTTTACCTAAGTCTAATTCTTTCATGACTTACCTTTTCCAAAGTTTTCCAATTCTTTATCTTGGGCTTGCTGAATGGCTTGTAGCGCCCAGCTAATTTCTTGTTCGCTATCACCAATAAGTACAGCGTAATGCTTAGATTTTAATATTAACCATAAACTTTTAATTTTCCTCATTGGAGCCTCTCTTTGAATTGAGCCGTTTAGCCTCAAACCGCTTTTTAGCTTCTCGCATAGGCTTTGAATGGGTGGCTTGCATATGACCAGCACTGTAACCACGATTGTAAGCTTCCGTTTCAGCTTTTGATATTAGCTGTTCAATGGCTTCTAGTATTTCTTGGTGGGCTTCACGATAATCGTATTCAACTGTAATCAAAGCTTGCTGGATTAACTCTCTTAACTCATTAGTAGTGTTTGGTTTCATGGTTTTTTACCTGCTAAATATCGTTTAATGGCTTTACAGGCTCGGTCTGTGGGGTAGAAAAAGTCTCTAGCCTCTGTGACAGCTTTAGTTTCACCACAAATATCGCAAATACCTTGATGAAAGGTTGACACACTAAAAGCTGACTGACGTGGCTTAGCACCGTATTTCTTTAAGCAAACCAACCAATTAGCCGCCTGACCACAATCGCTACATAATTGGCTAAACATTATTTGACCCTTTCTTGTTAGGTTGGCTCACTGATTGGGCGGATTGGACTGACTCCGTGTTGGCTTCTGAGTTGGTGGCAACCATGTCGGTACGCTCACTCTTGGCTATAAAACTCATAACCAGCCCTCTTTAATTTGTCGTTTCTCCACTTGAGCCTAAATCTCCAACGCTTAGGCACGTCAAGGGTTTCTAATTCTTGTTTGCGGGCTTCTGTGCGATACTCCATCTTTAGCTCACTAGGTGCCACTATCTGTAGTTCTGGTAGTAATTCATATATCCAAAGTTGCTTAACAAAACCACCGATAAACAAAGTTGCTTCCCACTTCTCGGCACTTGACTTATCGGCTTGGTTGTTATCAGCTTTAGGTGTATCTGAGTCTTGCTTATCCGCCATTCGAAAACCCCCTTTTCTTTAGTTCAGCTTTGGCTCGTTGGCGTTGCTCAGCTCGTAATTTGTCTAAGTAGTGTTGGCTTACTTCAAATGCAGCATTTTCTTCGTCTTGGTCTGTATAGGTATAACCAGTGTCCTCAGTAGTGTGCACAACTCCACCAACCTCTCCAAAACCAAAACTTTCTTCAACACTTCGTAATATAGGTTTAGATGTCTTGTCTACTTCGTCAACCTTAATTTTGGTATCTATAATCTCCGCCACCATATCTTCTACTAATGTAGTGAGGGCGTGTTTGGTTAGTTCCCGTGAGCCAGAAACCGTATAAATCACATATTTTAATGCTTCATCTACTGTTAAATCAGCTTTCATGATTGCTCCTCTAATGTCTTTAGGCGTTTGTAGGCTGAACTTTCAACTGTCGTAAATTCTTCAAAACCTTTTTTAATACCAATTATTCGACTAATAAACCATTGAATTTCATCAACCCTCTCAGCCCTGCCGTAACTCTGGATAGCTTTTAGTAGGATATGCTTAAGGTCATGCTTCTCTCTGGCGGTTAAAAGCGAGCCTAGTGTTATCTTTGCATCTTCAGGCACAATACTAATTCCTGGGGGTAGATTTTCGCCTAACCTAAAAGTAAATACTTCTTCTTCAATAGTCTGCTCAAGGTCTTTAGTCATTTTTTCATATCCAGATTATCATTAATTTTAACCAACATTTTAATAAACTCTTTTTCGTTACGTTCTTCTTCAGCTTCTAATTCTTTAGAGGCTTCAGTTATGGCATATTTCATTGCATCAAGGACTTTAAGCCAGCCCTTCATATACTTCAGCTCACGCTCTGCAAAATACCAGTTTTTGTGCCTAAAATCATCATTGCCTAACTTTTCAACTAGACTTATCTGCTTTTTAACCAAGTCAATATCAACAGCAACATTTATACCTTTATATTCGTAAACTCGCCTAATAAACAAATCTTTACTCATACAATTCTCCTCTCTTCTGCTTCGTCTTTGGGTAGTAGGGTGGTCATTTTCTCCGCCTATAAACAAAAGTGTAAATTATTACTCCGAATATAATAAATTGGATGACCGCCAATATATAAGGTGCGTACCAAATTACGAAGTCAGCCACTTAAGCCCTTTATCTTATTAATAATAGCGGTGCTAGAGTCCGGCCGCTCGGTTGTATTATAGACCAGCAAGCAGCCTAAATCCCTGATAGACTCACGGCTCGGCTCCCACCGGTCTTGGTTTTCAATATGGTCAGCGAAGATGTCCGGTTGCAGGGTTTCAATCGCTCTAATCGTTGGAGATTTGCCGTTGTCTGTAAAAGGCGGTAGTAAAAAGGTATAGTCGACCGGCTTCAGAGCGTCAACCAAAGTCAACCGGCCGATTTCGTGCCGGATTGGTCGCTCCGGCCCTTTGCGTTCCTTAATCCTTATGTCTGTTGAGACTCCAACAACTAATAAATCGCCTTGAGCCTTACAATACTCTAATCCCCTAACGTGGCCCTCGTGGACAATATCAAAACAACCACCGGCCAGCACAATCTTATTCCACTTGTTCTCTTTGCGGATTATTGGTAAGTAATCGTAATCGACTATCATAGAGTAATCTTGCTCCTATCATCGACATATCTAGCTAAGTGTAGATGATAGTGGTTCTTAATGCTGCGTCGGCTCATAGTGTTTTCAAAGATTAAATGGTATTGGTTCTCTAGCTCGTTAATAGCTTCGTTTAACTCAATTAGCTCAGCTATAGACAGGTCATCTCGTCTAGCCACTTGGCGTTTACAGACTAACAAATCGTGCTCGGCGTAAATCATGTCGTAAGGAAAGCGGTTAGCGATTAAGAACCAGTGCTTGTAGTTAATTAAGACCGGTTCTTCATTTAAGGGTCGGATAACACCTTGATGCTTGGCCCGCTGGTAAGCTTGTTCGCTCTCTAATCTGCGAACCGACATTGGGGTTTTGCGTCTGCTTAATCTCATTAGAATAACCTAACTACTTCCTTAGCGCTGTAGTTGTAAATATCTTCTAGCGCTCTTAGCATATCTCGCACACGAGAAAAATATTGTAGATGCTCACCGTATTTTTCTAGCTTATGTAGCATACGGGCATGGTCATAGTTGGGATTCTTCATTAGCTCGATGAAGGCATATATACCCTGCCGTTCTATTTGTGGGGTAAGTGCTCTCACATCTGCTATTCTCTCTAACTTTTCTATAATCGGAGCAGTATCTTCAATAATTAAATCACCGTTCTTAAAATCTCTTACAAAGTTTTTAGTATCAACTCCAACAACTCGCTTCATTATATTAAATTGTTCGCCGTATTCATCAGCTAGGTTTAAGAACTTATCATAGTTTTTATTACCTAGCTCCGCAAAACTAGTGGCGTAATCCCTCCAGTTCCAGTTTCTTTGGGCTTGGTTAATACTTCTCACTATCCCGATGTTCAGCTCAGGTTGGATAACGTAGTAAACCGGCCACTTCAGTTTCTTTAAAGCCGCTACTCGATGCTGGCCGTCAATAATCTCAAAATTCTCGTTAACTATGACTGGAAAACTAGGCGTCAGGTTGCCTTTTTCAGCCATATGCCTAACTAACTCGTTGGTGTGGGTTTTATCAACCGCCCTGTTACCTGGAATCTGCTTAAACTGTTTGTAATTGGTTGTCTCTAATACTTTCATGCTATCTCCTTATGTTTACAAATTGCTATGTACCCACCGCATTGCTTACAGATAATTAAACCTGTGACTGCGCTACCTCTTGACATATCTTCGTCCTTTTAAAACTTGGTAAATTGTGGCTCTACTGACATTGTACTTCTCGGCTATCTTATTAACTGGCCAACCTGTTAAATATAAGTAATAGATTTTCTCCTTCTCTTGCTTAGGCCGTCCAATTGGCTGCTTACTTTTCACTCAGCGCCTCAATAACCTTCTTAGCTTCTTCGACTGTATCTATAGTCCGTTTACCTAAAATAGTTTCCACTAGGTCAATCTGAGTGTTGTAGCTGTCAACCTTATTGGTTTTCATCAGTTGCCAGACATCTTGTTTAGCTTTAGCCAATTTCGGGTCAGTACCCTGAGCTTTGTTTATCTCATCGACTGAAGCGACTGAATCAATAACGCCAATTCCCAACATCGCTAGAGCACGTCCTACGGCGCTTGTCTCGGCGTTTTCGAGTGCAGCCGTCTTATTTATGAAGCCAGCGCCTTTAACAGCTTGTGAGTAGCCTGTGAAAGTCCTAGCAGGGTTTGCCATATCAGGAAAGACGGTGGCTTTAACTATCACCACATCGCTTAGTGGGTCGCTGATTAAATCGGTCACAATCGAGCCGTTAGGATAATTCTCGTTAAAGTAAATAATCCTGTCGCTGACTAAAACATATTGTGAGCCTTTAATGTCTATGGCTTTGTCTCTAAGTTGCTTATCCATTTTTACTCCCAGCCTTGATAGTCAACAGGTTCTCTGTCGCCGTCAATACTATTAATATATTCCCAATACGATAACTTAGGTTCTACTTTTTTGGGTACTAAAGTTAGCGCTTCAACGTCCACATCCATGTCGTATAGCTCGGCTTGGTCGTAGAGGTCGTCTAAAATCTCGGTTATATCACGAATTTCATCACTCATCTTCGCTCCATAAATCGACTAGTTCCTCTAGCTTATCAGCCAGCTCGTCAATTATCTGGCTTTCCTTGTCTAGCTCTGCGATTAGTTCTTCTATTTTATCGGTAATCGGTTTAATGTCCATGTTGTCTCCAATACGCACTGTCCTCTTCGGGTGAAGCGTACTCATCAGCTCCAACCGGCATCCGGCAGCGCTTACAGTGCGGTGACTTAATTATGTAATATCTGTCGTCGTCAAGCTCACGGTGGAATGTATAGACAGTCTTGCCGTGCCCATTGACGCATTTATCGGCATTAGGATAGATGTCAGCTAGAATCTTGGCTGACTTCTTACCTATATTTAAATAATCTATTCCTGACTCATCAATCATAGTGCTATCCTTTCACTACTAAGCATAAGTTTAACACAATTGCTCAGTTAATGCAAGTATATTTATATACTACATAATGTTATTGACAATATACTGCTTATGTCGTACAATCTGCCGTTATTAACTTAATTTAAGGATAGTATATGACACCTTATGAAGCTGACAATCAGTTCTACATAGAAGATGCTGAACTAAGAGCCGCTATGTATCGTGATAAACGATTAAAGCTTGAAGTCATTGAGCCTCGCACTGAAGAGATTGCCGAGCATATCGGTCAATTAATGTTGGGTGAGGAACACTGGAATCATAAAGCTACAATAGCTCGTAAATTAACTAACGCTTAATATTTTTCCCATTAAGCCACCCTACCCTGTGCTTAGTTTTGGCGTGTGTTTAATGGTGACTTTAACGATGACGGTGGCATCTCATAATGGGCATTGTTGGTAGCTCTAGCTTCGTTTTTAATGCGCCTTGTATACAGGAGCCTATTGCTGTCCACTAAAGCTACCAGCAGTTGACCTGGTTGACGTACAGTTATTTATGACGGTATTTTTGTACCCATAAAGCCATTATAACATTTAGGTGGCGTATTATCAGAGCCAGGATTATACTCACTATGAGGTAGTCGTGCAAAGTTAAAGTGCTTGCTAGCTAATGTTGACATAACTTTTAAATACGCTATATTAAGAGTTAGCCAAACAAGTAGCTAGACCGTCCGCAAGGACGGTTTTCTATTTACCAAACAAGCAGTAAATAGTACTAGTATCTTAAACCTCACTAGGTTAACATGTCAATATGACTGACTTAGAAAAAGATAAATTAGTCATTCAAATACTTTTAGAGCAAGAGTTACATTGGAAAGTCCGTGCTGCCTTGCAAAACCTATACAGAATCTTAAGCTATTGGAGTTAGTATGTTTGGTTGGATTTTAATTATTGGGTCTATATCGGCGCTAGTTATTTTAGTTTTTAAAAAATCTGAGGATGATGATAGAGACGACTATTGACAGCTCAACTCACAGTGCTATATTTAGCTCACTACTATTGACAGACTCGACCACAGTAGTCCCTAATTATGAATATTTTTAAGCAATTTACAGCGCTTTCAGACGCTAAAAAACGCTCTAAGGTAATATCTATCTACTTACAGCCCAAAACGCTGCCCAAGCCCCTGCTTGAAGCTGAGGGTGCCCGTCCTGGCCGCAAAGAACTACGGGCTAGATTGTTCTACCAAATTTAGAGCGGGTCGGTATCTTTAGCTCTGCCGACGTGTCTTAGTAAGTCCCGACCGGCAATGTCTGGGACTGGTTTCATAAGCGCTACTTTACCCATTGCTAACTCGTAGTCAACTCGGCGGCGTTCGTATTCGTCATACTCTAAGAGAGTTTTATCTATATCATCAAAGATTTTCTTATCGGGGTCTTTGATTGGCCGGATGTTTTGGTTTTGTGAAGCTTCCATTAGCCACGCCGTTCTTGGTCCTCAATAGCTCGCTTGAAGTGAGTCGACATGTATTCTTCGGGTGTTTGGGTGTGCCGCTTAGTGACTAGTTCCAGCGCAAATTCACCTAAGCCCTTAGCAATGTCCCACCAATTTACAATCTTATTTAAGTTAAAGCCTTTGTCCGGCTCCCAAAACCAATCATAGTTATCACCCTCTTTCATGTTAGTGCTGCTAAATCTGTTTTCAGGGTAGGTAAATCAAAATTTTCTAAGGATTTGCCGCCGGTTAGAAACTCTGTGGATAAATAGACAACTCCTTCATCCATGTAAACTCTTAAGAACTTCCAGGTCATTTTTTGGATTTTACCCCAAGAAACAACATAGCAATAAGTCGAGCTATAACCTACAGCTGATACATAGTGGCCACCGACAATCTTGCCGCCAGGCTTATAATGCCAGGATTGACCGGCGTTAAATTGGTCCATTGCGTAATCTGGAAACTGAAAACCTATGCCGACCGCTCCGAATAAGTAAATGGCTTCTTTAACTTCTTGGACATTACCAGGCGTAATAGCGACGTAGGCTCCGACTTTGTGCCTAACACCCTGAGCGTCTATTACACCGGTCTTTTTTCTATATGAGGCAGCCACTTGCATATCTGTACCGTTATCTGTGTTAGGGTCATTAGGGTTAAAGCCCGTGACCTTGCTGTAGTCGCTTAGTACGCTTTTATCTGAAAAGACGACGTTCTTTCCGGCTTCGTGATTCCAGCTCATTGTCTCATGCCCTGCACCAGCCCAGACGCAATCTCCATATTGGTCGTTTCCTAGCATACCCCAAGATAAATCTGTGGCTTTTTCTGAGGTCGGGATAGACGGTAGACTCTTATAGTCAGCGAATTTGAGTTTAACTGAATCTAATCTAGCCGGTGTTTTACCAAGCTTATACATAATTCAATTCTACACCTGAGTGCTTTTGAGGGGTATTGTACACTCTACAACGCTGCCAGTGGATAGCAGACTGGCCCTAGTTTTTTAACTAATATTCCAGCGTCCTTATTTTAAAGGTTAGTCAGTGTACTAAGTATCAGCTGATAGACGGCCGCCACACCAGCCCAACCAGCCGCACTCCAAGCCGCTGAAGTCCAAGTCAAACCAGTCAATTTAAAGTAACCGGCCACCGCCATAACGAACACTAGTAAGGTCCGTTCAGCACCGTGTATTAATTGTTGTTTGGTGGGCATAGAAAAATTCATTTCTGCTCCTTATTAGGCGACACCTTAGCCGCTAGTTTAAATAATTTTGAACCTAACCAACTTCTAACTTTCATATAACTCCTTACTTAATGATTGCTTCAGTCCCCTTGACCCAGATTGTGCCCTTCCCGAACATCTGCGTATCTATAACAACTGCGTAATCCCCGACCCAAGCGTCAATCTTGTAGGTTAAGCCTGGCGGAAATTGGTGAGGAGCCAAGACAGCTTTTTGGTCACTAGTATTTGGTCGAAGCAACGAACCGACATAATAAAGTCGCCAAGTCAGGACACTTGAGGGCAAGAAAACAGTTGACCTAGCTGGCGGTGGTGAAGGTATTGGTGTAGAACCTTTATATCGCCAAATTGCGGCTACTCTTGAGGTTGGTATAGCTCGCCAAACACCAATAGCGCTTTTGCCTAGCCCATCGGCACTCCCTGTGGCGTTCTGCTCGAGTAGCCAGATACCTGAAGCATCTGAATGGTCAAAAATACCGATATGCCCATAAGGATTGCCTGGCAGTCCGTAAAGAACCACCACATCACCAGGCTGGTAATTATTTACTCTTTCAAAGTTGCCAGCAAAAGCTGTAGACGGGTGTTGAGCATAGTCTATAGCATTACCATAGACCCCATTAACTCCTAATTCATGGCAGTATTCTTCAATTAAGTCAACGCACTGAAAAGCGTAGACATGGTCATAGTCTACTCGTCGGCCATTCCATTCATTTTTGAATTGTGCGTATGTCATACTATCCCCTTAATTTACCTTAGTTATTATACAGCTATCGAGTGAGCTAATGACTTTTTGTTGCCGGTTCTCTTGGGTAAAGAACTTCGCCAAACAGAGGTCAAATTTGCGGGTATCAAGCGTGTTAGCTCTGGCCGCCGCCGTCCGACTATCTATCTTGTGGGTGATATTAACCATGTAGCCGATTGCTAGAATGTTCATAATAACTAGCAGCAACATGCCCGTCCAAGCGATACGTTCAATTGAGTCTTGAGTAATTTTCATAGTTACTTATTAAAGAATTTTGTAAAAAATCCATATAGTATAGCGTTAAAGATAGCGATAGCAATCGCCCCTATTATTATAAACTTGGTGGATAATATAGCCTGGTTCTGTTGCAGTTGGCTGTCTTTTTTAATTTGGTTAATCTCAAACTGATTCATCTGGCCCTCTAACCTGGTTAACCGGCCAGCTTCAAGCACTTCAAATTGTCGGCGTAAATCGTTCACGTTAGTTATCAGCTCCGCTCTAGCTCCTTGAATGTCGGCCTTCAGTTCAAGCCTTGTGTTATTGAGTAAAGTTGCCAAATTATCGTTGGTCGTGCTCTTACCGTTTGTCATTATTTAACCCCAAGTGATTATGAATTTCTGTAATTTTCCTCTCATGCTCTCGATGTCGCTTCAGCCAAGCTCTACCCTTCCAAAAGTAAAGTGCGCCTGAAGCGATTATACCAGCCACCCAGTTCGGCCAGACCGGTACATAAATATCTTCATATACCCACCTGTGGATAAACGGTATCATTTGATAAACCTCAACCCACCGGCTGAAGCTACTTTAGTTTGTAAGTTACTCATTTTCTTAGCCGCTTGTTTAGCTAGGACTTTAGCCTTAGCGGGATTAACCATTTTAACTCTAGCTAGACTATCAGCTGCGCCCTTAGCGTGGTCGGAGAAGTGGGATATATTATAGGTGACGGATTGTGAGGCGTGCTTATTGGTCATAGCTCTATCGGCTGGGGTAGGTGGTACATCAGAGGTAGCGTAAGTTTTCATTTACTTAATCCTTTAGCGGCGGTTTTAGCTGAAGCTAGTGGTAGTTTCTTCTTGGGTGTAGCCGCTTCAAATTCAGGTATATACTTCCTTAAACTAGGTGTAGCGTAGAACTTAGCTCGTTGGGCTTGGCTCTTGAAGGGCATTATTTACCTGCCTTTGCCATTGCTGCCATGCGCTTGGCTCCATGCGCCGCTCGGCCAGCGTTAGCGGCGACGGCCGCACCAATCTTGGCAGCACGCTTCGCTGAGTAGCCCTTTTTTATGTATTGTGAGGCGACACCACCGCTTACATCAGCGAAACGTGTGCCGGTACCCAATTTGCCTTTCGGCTTATACCCCTTGTTCATCGTGACCTCGTTATTCTTTTTAGTTTTCGATGTGCGCCAGGAGTCACTAAACCTGTAACCGCTCGTGAAGCCGCACCACTTAAGAAGTTAAATGTTTTCTTAGCGGCATTTTCTACATGTCTAGCGTCGGCTCGAAAATCTGGTGGTGAGACTTTTAGCCCTGATGCCTTTGGCCGAGTTTTGGTTGAGTATTTAATTGGCTGAGTTTGCTGATAGCCCTTCTTAAGACCGCCGAACCGCACACCTCTTAGAACTTTAGGTTTCATAATTGCTCCTCTTCTACATTAGGGTCGTCAACCATACCGCTAATCCTAACGGCGTGGTCGAGCTTCATTTTTTTAAATCGCTTACTACGGCTGTTAGCCTTATGCCTAGTCGTATAACCTTTGGAGATTATCTTATCCACAGGTACCGGCGCTCTGGGTGTCTGGTAGCCTTTAGTCACCGCCATTGTCGTCCCCGCTATCATCCGGTGTTACATCTATGACATCAAAAGTAGCCTCAGTTGTACCGTCGTCATTCTGGCGTATGGATTTCTGTTTAACAGTCACACAGAGGTCGTAAGTTTCGCCAACTTTCCAATTCTTAATATCTTTTAAGTCTTTGGAGCTGAGTGTTAAGGTCGGCGGCAGTACATCAGAGTAAGCTTTTAGAATAGTCTTGTTTTGAGAGTAGCCTTTTATCACTGTGCTGCCTCTAATTGCGAGGTATCAATTCCATTACTTATGAGTTGGTCGAGTAGATTATTATTAGGTTGGACATAATTGGCCTCAGTTGCTAGAAATTGATGCATATATTGTTGGATTCTATCAGAAATCTTACTCAATTTAATTTGAGCTGATTTTTGCGTATCTGACGTATTGGGTAATTGGTCTAGTAGCGCTGAAAGCTCAGCTTTAGAAGTACCATAACCAAGAGCCTTAGCTATATCCGGCAGCGCTTGCTGGATAGAGGCATTGACATCTGTAATACCCTGTGAGCCAGGTAGACTGAAGCCTAACGGCTTCTTACTTAAGACTTTACTAAATAGACCTTCGCCTGTATTGCGGGTGCCATTAAAGGCGGCCTGGATAGCTTGTAGCCCATTCATAGCGTCTTTAGCACTTTGTACTTGCGAAGCCGCACCAGAGGTTAAGGGTTTGTTTTGTTTATCATAGGCTGCTTGTTGAGCATCTTCCTCTTGCTTAGCAATCGTATATAAAGTATGTAAAGTTGTCATATTCTTGCCACCAGTTTGTTGTAGGTCTAACATCATAGCTTGAGCTAGTTTATAGCTGGGTATGCCTAAACTATTCTCGGCTGTTTGGGGTTGCTCGGTGCTATCGGCCAAGACACCCTGACTGGGTATTTGAGTTTGTGCGGTCTGGTATGGTGGTGCAAGTGCTTCTTGGGGATTTTGTGCTGGTTGAGGTTGCGCCAAGGCTTCGCCAGTAGCTCCGCCTATAGGAGCAGTCGCATGCTCTAGGGTGGTTCCTATGGCTTTATTGACGGGGCCTGGCAGTTGGCTAGCGACAGCGGTGCCAGTTTGTCCGACAGCTTTAGCAGCCCCTTTTATCACTTTGCCTGGTATACCTAGGGTGCTACCTATTAGGCCTGGCTGGCCATTGCCCCTATCGAACATTCTTAAGGCTTTATCTTGTGCCGCCTCAGCTAAAGAATTTATGGCCTGGCTGTGAAAGCTGATTGGGATACCGGTCGCATGAACACGAGCGGCTGTCTGCCCCCCTGCGTTGGCTAACATTTTCTCCGAATCCATGTGAGTAGAAGACTGTTCTAATAACTGGGCAATATCGGGGTTTGTTTTCTTGAGTGTCCCGTTAATCCCAGTATAGAGGTCGTGAGCCACATCAGAGGCCACAGTATCGGCAGCGCTAGGATTAGATATTTTAGCCCAGTTTACATGATTGCCCAATTCTTGCTTGACCCTGTTGAGCTGAATAGCATTGATTGTATCGCTGCCATTAGCTTCATTTTGTAGGGCTTTTTTGGCAATTACTACATAATTCTTGACACTTTGAGCTGCTTCGCCTTCAAGATTTGTACCAACAGATTTTTGGGCTATTTCATCGAAGAATTTCTCTAGATTGGCGACTGAATAAGTCGCTGTGCTACTTGCTAATTTTGCGTTGATTTTATTCTCCATGTCGTTTATTGCGGGCTGTAAGTAAGTTAATATCTTGTTTATGTTGCTACCCTCAGCGCCTAAATTAAAAAGATTTTCCACGGCTTTATTAACCCTTGGCTCACCAAACTTATTGATATTTTGTCCAGTATAGCCATTGCCCTGCATACGGAGTTGATGGACTTGAGGTATAGGGGGCACTTTTCCACCCCCATTTTTGATTGTTTCTAAAGCACGTTTGGCAGCCAACGAATTTGGGTTATCCTGGAGAAATCGTTCAATACCCGATTGATTACCTGTATTCTGAGCATGAAGATTAACCACCAACTGAGGGTCATTATGGGCCACAGCGCCTTGCAGTTGTTTATATAGTTCGGGCTGTTGGTGGGCTAGTTGTTCTTCTCCTAGCGTGGCCACACGTCCGTCGGGCGATAAAAAGTCGCCTTCTTTAGTCATAGTCCAGCCTTCTGGTAGAGTTGAGGTCTGGGGCTTGGGCGCTTCGCCTGGGTTGACCTGTATAGTGCCTTTAGTATCAGATGCTAGTGCTGGATTAAATTGAGGTGGGGTTGTAGCGACATTTTGAGCAGTAGCAACATTGTCCTGGACATTGATAGGCTTGACTTCCTTGCCACCGCTCATAACTTTGGGTGCGGCTTTGGCGGCTAATCCTTTCGCAACATAATTGCCCAATAGACCCACTCCTTTTGTCAATGCTCCACCAGTTACACCACTTATAGCTGCACCTTTCAAAATGTCACCTGGGGTTGCGCTTGGTTGAGCGGCGGTACTCAAACCACCAAAAGCAGCGCTCTGGACTGCACCCCGTTTAGCCGCTATATTCAAAGCTGCTTTTGTGGCAGCTTGTTCGGCCAATTCATCACCAGCAGCCTTAGCGGCTATACCACTAGCTTTTGCAGCATCAAAAGCTGCCCCACTGGCGGGGTTAATAAGATAAAGCGGCAGCTGTGCACCACTTAAAAGAGTGCCACGATAGCCAATTTTACCTTGAGCCTCAGCTGCATTTTCAAAAGCTTGACGATTGCCGGTTGCTAAAGCAGCTCCCGCTTTTATAGGATTTTCAAAGACATTTGTAATTGGCTGAATAGCACCGCCGATAATACGTTGTAATAAGCCAGGTGATGAGGGTGCTTTACTCTGACTTTGAGCGGTTTGTTGATTATAGTCATTAGCCGCACTCATTAAGTCTGCAAAACTCATATACCTACCTATAACCTACTTAATAAATTGACATACGCACCGACTGGTGTGTATTTCAGGGCATTATTAATTGGCTGTTGCTTCACGGATGTTGGCAACTGACTAACTAAGAAATTGCCCAGATTAGCTGGGTTAGCTAAGGAACCCTTGCGATTTTTTGTGTCCAAAAGTTGTTGCACTGTGCTTTTATAGCTATTACTGAATAGTTTGTATTTATCATTATTAAAATAAGCCGCAACCTTAGCCTGGTCAGCCACATTACCCCTAACAGCACTTTGTAAAGTGGCCTTAAAGTCACTAAGAACTGAGTTGGCGCTGCCCATAAACTTCTGAATAGCTACATTTGCATCAGCAATAGCAGAATTAGCTTGAGCCTTTTGTAAATTAGGTAATTTTTTAGGCGTGGCGGCCGCATTAACGGCTGGACCAGCGCCACCACCACCAAACAGACTGCTGAGGTCAAGGCCACCACTTGAAGCCGATAGATTAGCCTCTCGTTTCTTCTCAGCTAAGTCAGCGTTAAATTCTCTAATCTGCTCAGCCGCCGCTGCTGCTGCTTGTTTCTGTTGAGCTTGGAATTGCTCGTAAGAGTTAGCCGCATCATACTGGTCTTTAAGGCTTTGGTACTTCTGGGCATCACCCTGCATTAAGGCTGAAGCCATTTGATTAGCTAGATTCTCGCTTGTGGATAAATTCTGTTGGGCATTAGATAAACCAGTTTGCTGCTGGCCTAAATTAGTTAGAATAGGTTGTTGTTCACGGTTAACTAAAGCTTGTCTTTGGGCTTCGGTGGTGAATGTCCCCGATGTCCGACCGGTCACAGACGGGTCAACGGCGGCCGCTGCATTTTGTAGGTTACTAACTAAACCCTGTAGGTTAGATACCTGGCCTTGAGCACCTTGAACATTGTACTGATTATTAGCCTGGTTAATATAATCAGTAGCTTGGGGTCGGGTATTAGCATAGTTTTGTAAGGCTGAGTAGGCTTGTGACGCTGATTCCATAATTTTCCTAAATAAAAAGCCTCGCAATTAGCTGCGAAGCCGTTATGTTCATTTTACTAACTATTAACCGGCAAAACAAGAGCGAAGAAGGTAGCTGAACCATTAAGGCCACCGTCATCAGCTAGACGTTTAGCGCATACCGGATTAGTGGTTGTTAAATAGCCCATAATACCGAAAAGCGATAGCTGGGCAATATCACTGGGCTGCAAGCTGGCGGCGGTGTAGCCGTAAAAGTAAGGCGCAATGGATGAAACTGTTGGATTGGGGTCGCCCGAATAACCTACTTTAAGACTAAATAAAGTATTGCTTTTATAGAAGGTAACATTAGACGCTACCGAACCCTGGTCAGGTAGTGCGTTCATACCAACCGAAATATAGATATTGGGGTCTGATGCCGAACCGCCAAAGCTAGAAGTGCAGTAGCCCCATATCCGAGTAATAATGTCGCCCACCGCTGGTGTCCATAACGTAGCACCGGCTCCGCTGTATAAATTCGGTGTATCATTATTTATCACAAATGGGCCTTTTATTTTTAAGCGGCTAGGTATACCGGCGTTGACTGATTGGCCAGCTATCGTAATACCAGCAGCGTTAATAACTGTGTCTCCGGCCACAATCCCTTTTACGGGGTCAAGAGTTGGGCCTTGCGTGCCGACCTGCACCGTCCCCAAAGTAGTACCGGATTCTATTTTGTTAGGATTGAGTAGGTCAGCGCTGCCACCACCGGTGTCAAAAAATTGCATAGGATATTGGGGTTGGTTAGAGATTGTCATACGCCAAACGGATTATTAGTTAATACGGCCGCATAAATGACGACTTGCCCACCAGTCCCATTATCTACCACTCGCTTGGCACAAACTTCACCCGAAGTTATAAAATAGCCAAGTGTTTGCAGCTCATTGGCGTTACCACCCTTAAGTGAGGTGTTAGCACTGCCTGAGTTAAAGCCCCAAAAATAGTTACCAACCACCGCATTAGCGACCGCTCCTGATGTGGCAGTATTAGGATTACTGTTGGAGAAGTTAGCGACTACAATAGACCTTAGACAGTTATTACGGTGAAAAGTAATATCTGTCGCTGCTACACCTGTATTATATAAAGCGCCGTCCATGCCTACCGATATATATACTCTAGCGTCGGTGGCAGAAGTGCCAAAACTATGTGAACAATAACCCCAACAGTTAATCAAACTATCGCCCACCACTGGTGTCCAAAGCGGGATTCCGGCCGCTGAGTATAAGCCTGAATCAGTGTTGTTGATAGTAAATGGCCCCTTAATAACTAGCGAACTAGTCGGAGTTGGGTTAAATTTTGAGCCACCAACAAACAACCCACCAGCATTAATAGTGATATTACCGGCCGTTATCTGATTGTTAGTGGGGTCAATCACCGGCCCTTGAGTACCGACCTGGACTGGCCCAAGTAAAGTCCCCGACTCTATTTTATTCGGGTTGACTAAATCAGCGCTACTAGTTGTGTCGTAAAAAGTTCTAGGGTAAATGTTTGGAGCGTTTATTGTCATGCGTGCCTCATAATTAAAGCATAGATAGCCGTCTTGCCAACGTGTCGGACGGCTATCCCACCAGTGGTGTCAAGCTTGGCGCAAATCGGTGTATTAGTCCGACAAATCGGTGCCATTGGATAAGTGTTAAGTGCGGTGGCAACATTTTGGTCGTTGTGAGAGCGTGTGCCGTAAAAATATGGGGCCATAGCGGTTGAGCCGCCCGTATCAGCGACAGGGTTGGGGTCAGTTGAGTCAACTATGTCACGCAAATTAATCTCATAGAGTGCATCAGTAATAGTATGCTGGCTAAAATTTGAAGAGATATACACGTTAATTGCAGTACCGCCAGCTGAAGCGGCGTAAGATAGTTGCACGGCTGCTAGATGCCAGATAATATCTCCTACTTGTGGCATCCAGAGCGTGACCCCATTAGCACTGGTTAAATCAGCCATAGTAAAATCTATATACATCGGCCCCAGTGTTTGAAAGTAATAATCACCAGCAATCGACACACCGCCTAGCGTAAAACCACCGCCGTTAATGGAGATATTGGCTGCCGGTACGGTTATGGCGTTAGAAAAAGGGTCAAGTATTACTCCACTACTACCAACTTGGACTTGCCCCATTAAAGTACCGGCCTCAACTTTGTTAGGGTTAATCAAATCAGCTGAGCCACCACCGGTGTCAAAAAAAGCGACTGGGTAGTTCGTACTACTATTGATTGACATCTAACCCACCGGTCGTTCCATAGGCAGTGGGTCAACCCAGATAAACAGCGAAGTGATGTAGGGTGTCGTCGTCCCAGTAGTCCCGTCCAGCCCATAGGTTATAACTCGAAAGCGCCGGTCAATTGAGAACACAAGATATTGGCTATTGGCTGTGACTGCTTCGGTAGAATAAGTGTAATCGGAATCGTCATCAATCTTATACTTTAAAGTAATCGTGCAGTCTGACGGCGCTGGGTCAAAAGTACAAATCATATAACCGGCGTTCTTGTAATCGTAGGGTCGTTTATCGTCAAAGACTAGATTAGTTAAAGAGAAGGTAGCAGCTGGACTTGAAGTATTATCTACAACGTCAACGCCGTAACTAGGTGAACTACCGTCATCTCGCCACGACATATATAAAGTATCACCGTAACTCTGAATCATACCTAACTTAAGATTATTGGAACCGTTATTATACTTCGTGCCGGTGGAAATCGTATAGGAGTAGCCCCAAGACAAAGGGTATTCTCTGGAAATCACCCCAAAAGAGTAAATACCGTGCTTAATATTCTGATTAGTCGTGTAGCTGGGATAACCGATTAAAAGTATGCCTCTGTGGACTGTCATCATATTTGGATAAACGTGAGTCGTGTCTGATACGCTTGAGAAGCTGCTATCAGTGCCTCTAATCGTCCTGATTTTAACCGGCTGGTCAGTTCCTTTAGTTTCGTAGAGCGCCCCATTAGATAGGTGATACTCAGTATTTAAAGTCGAAAACAGCGCCTCTGGACTGCCCTCTGGAACCGGCCACCAATCGTTGTAAGTTGTACTATAACCGTCCCAAAAAAACAGCGCTCCCTCTTGAAATTGACCAGTGGTACTTCTTTTCTCGACACCGATTACAATCATTAAGTTTTTCTGGGCAAAGCCACAAACTTCAAATCCTGGTGGAAAAGTTAATCTATGCCGCTGAAAATCTGAAGTGGTTGGGTTATTCTGTAGCGGTTCGTAAGCCGCTAAGTAACGGCCATTACCAATTAAAGTAAACTGCACAAAATTCCCAACAGGATGTAAACCGTTTTGAGTTGGTACAAGAGCGTTAGCCCACAACTCCATATCGCAATCAACTAACTGACTGGCAGTAGTGGTTGCTACTGAGCCGTCAGCCACTGTTGAGGTGATGTGAAAGTGGTAAGTTAGAGCCGACCCCGCTCCGCTATCACCTCTTTGGATTCTAATCGGGCTAGAGAATACAAAATAATTAACTTTGTTATTAGATAAGTTAGTATTGGTAATAGTGACTGAGCCGAGTGAAGTATTAGCGTCATCATGTAGTGTTAGTGTCCAATCGCCCGTACCTCTTGATATGACTTTTACACCTATCTGGTAAATCGGTTCAATATCTGAAGTAAAGGGCCGCTTATTGGCGTTATTCTCAGTAACTGAAGTCGGCGGGACATAACTGGCTGTCCCGCCCACCTTATAACAAGTAGATGAGTTACTTATCCCATTTTGGAACCAGTTAGGCTCAAAAGTCGCCGTACCTGACACTTGTTTAATCCGAGCAACCTTATTTTGTCCAGAGATGTATAAGTGGTCTACATCCGAGCGGTAAGCCACGCCAGCACCGCCGTTTTCGCCCAGCTCACCGACAGCCGACCAAGTTCCATTAGTAGCTATCTTATAAACCCAGCCAGCGTCACCAGCGGCGTAACGAATACCTGAAGTTACTTGGTCCATTGCTAAGACTAAATCTTTGACTGTCTCGCTAGTCGCTTCCCTTGTACCAGGTAAGACTGAAGCTTTACTAGGATTAGTCCGAAAATCCATATGTTCATCGTCGTAGAATTGGGCTTGAGTGCCTAGACGAGTGTCAACCGACTGGCCGCCAAAGAAGTTATTAAGACCCACCGGCGTAAAATTGTCGTTTTGTTTATTTACCATAAGCTACCCCGATATACTAGCTGGCGGGTCGCCTCGCCAGGGGTTGTAGACCCTGAATCTAGGTTCGGCACTTATTACCTGGCTCTCAGTAACATTACCATACTCGTCTTTAGCGTTATCAATTGCGCCCTGAAATAGTGATAAAAATTCAGAAGCACGGTTATCGTTGCCTCTTTTTAAATAATGTCTATACATCGCATAGTCAACTGGGCCTTCTAAATATTCCTCTGGTAAGTCCATAACCTGACCAATCCTATAAGTTGACCCGCTAGCTGTCGGCCCCTGATAATAATTTTCTAAAACTAAAGTCGTGGCGTTGGTATAGCTGGCAATTCGATAAAAGTTCTCATCCGAACCGTCGGTATTCTGGAACCACTGGCCAGCCATTTTAGCTGTAAAAGTCGTTCCCGTACCCGTTAGCGTAGTTGTATTATTGGTTATCGCAATCGTCCCTGTTGAGTAATCATCCTGAGTCATTTGAACATGTTTAGGTGAGAAAACTAGAGTAATGGCGTTCTCGACCGAACTAGCCGGAGTCGGATAAAGCCCAAACTCATTATTCCCTCTGACGAAATAGTGGGTTGGCCGTCCTTGAATATTTAACATATTCATCATGCCCCACGCCATTTCATCGGGTATCTGTTCCATTGGCGGGTTGTAGTTCCCCTGATTAACGTAAACTTCTTTTAACTTGAAAGCATCGCCAGGAAACTGGTAATACTGCTGTCCGGCTACTAGATTTGTCGTCCTAGAGTGACGGTTATACTCTCTACCTAAAGCAGCTAGAAATTTAGAGGCTCCTATATTCATATCCCGCTTGAATTTAATCAATGAGGTAGCGTCGGTTAATCCTGAGATTTGTTGGGCTAAGGATTGCTGGTCACTCCAAGTTATCTTCATTAAGCTGCCTCATACCGAAATTCCACAGTTAAAGTATCACTGGTGGCCCAAGTCATCGGCACTGAAGAGCTGGCGGCCACATCTTTAACATTAGTTGCGACCTGTTGTGTCCAGGCTTTAGCGGTCGTAGTCGAAGCCCACAGCGCCCTGATTGTAAACGGAGTGGTGGCGGAGTCGTCATAAGCCACGCCTTGCCCGATACACTCACGGTCAGCCGTGTAAGCCACTGAAGTTACGGGCAGAGAAAAGGTTAGCGCCCCGCTGACTGAGCTGCTAGACCCGAAAGTAAAAGCGGCTCTACCAAAGACTAATTTACCGATTTGCTGGTAAGACCCAGCTACCGAACCGTTGCCTGTGGAAAAGTTAGTCCAAGTTGGTGTATAAGAAGTTGAAGCGAATGATGAATCCGTGCCAATCTTACTAGCTGTGATTGCGCCTGAAGCAATCGCCGAAGAACCAATCGTAGCACTGCTAACAGAGATACCGTAAATCGTACCTGAGTTGGCTGAGGTGTGACCGGCGACTGAATCCACCGTGACTGTGGTGTTATCTATCGTACCACCAGTTATAGCGGGACTGGTAAGAGTTTTATTGGTGAGGGTTTGTGTTGCACCAGTCCCGACTAATGTAGTTGAGGCATCAGGCAGGGTATAGGTTCGGGTCGTAGAGGTTGTGATGCCAGATAATTGAAATTTGGCTTGTTTAGTAGCGTCGCCGTCATCTTGTAGGATAAAATTAGCGTCAAGCAAAGTAACAGAATTTGTATTGTCTAATGTCTTATTAGTTAGGCTCTGGCTATCTGAAGTAGACACCACTGAACCAGCGGTAATACCTGATATATTATTGGGTGTGATGTAATAAGAGGCACCGCCTGAAGTATCAAGAATCTCTAACTTATCAGCCGCACGGTCAACCGCTGGTATTGCCGTTAAATCGGAAATCTTACCGGCCATTTTATTCCTTATCTGTCCATTGAGTTGGTGTTTTAGTAACAATCACAGTATCGTCTAGGACTCTAGTCGTACCATCCTCTTCTAAGCGAACCGTGCCGTCCTCTTCAAGCCTCTGCACACCAGAGTTGTTGTTATTGGTTGTGCCGGAATCGCTCGGTGTCCAAGTTGTCGCTACTTTATCGGTCATTTCGGGTCAGCCCAAACAGTTACATCACAAGAGCCTGAAGCAACAATTCTTACGCCAGTCTTGAAATCTTTATAAGTGTACCTAAGTCCGGTTGTCGGGCTGTCAATCGTAGCCACGTTAGCTGTCGTGCCGCTAGTACCGTCAATCACCTTAATTGTCCCGCTAGAGGCTAGCGCCCCGCTATTGACCTGAACCCAGACCTCTTTACAAGCGCCAGTGAAAACCTGTGTTTGAGTGGTATCTGTTATGTAGCTATATGCCATAAGTGCTCCTTAAAATAAAAAGCCGCACAATTAGCTGTGCAGCCGTTATCCATATAATAGCATATTAACCGATGCCCATTAAAGGCAACATTCCACCGCCGGTTTTAGTTTGGATAGTGAAACTTCTTACTGAACTCCAAGCTCCCCAAAGTGGATAATTGCCTGTCCTAGCGACGGCTCTAGCCCGCCAATAATAAGTGCTGCCGTTAGTCAAAGCTGATGATGTATAGCCTATCTGGTCGCCCGAAGCAAACGGGTCAGTATCACCAGGATTAGTAATATCAGCAAAGCCTGAATCTGTTGGTGAGTAAGCCGCCGTTAGGAAAGAGTGAGTAGTATCAGCTATAAAACTAGCGATAACAGCGCTCCAAGTTAAAGATGAACCCAAAGTGAATCCCGCTGAATAAGTGCTGGTCGAAGAAACAATCTGAGTCTCGCCGCCAGCTCGGTTAACGCTGCCCAGCGAATAATTGGCGGCCGTGAAATTACTATACCCTGTCCCCACTCCCAGCGTGTGTGAACTATCAATTTGGGCGTGGGCTAAACCGACTAAAACCTGCTTGGCGATTGTGGTCGTGATATTGCCGGAATTAGGGGCATTACTTGTCCCTACAGCGAAGTTATATTGGTCAACTGGAAAGTGGGACTTATCTATGTTAGTTAGCTCAAAGATGATTATGGCTCCTGGCGACGTCGTCCCAAAGGTAGCTGTCACGGTCGGGGTCGTCCCGCCCGTGATGTTAGTGGCGTACCAGACATCTGTAAAGTTACCGCCGTCGGTGTTTATTATGGCTCGTCGATAAGTATTACTCTGGCTATCTGTCACGCCAGTTGGGATTAAACCATTTTGCTGCACCACCAGCGCTACTACTGCGTTACCGGTTGTCGTATTGCTGCCGAAAGTAGCGCCTAGAGTTGCAACGGATGAACTAGCGCCAGCCGAAGCGCCTTGCGAGTATGTCGGGGTTGAAAAAGATGAGAAGTTGGTATCTGAAATCTCTATCTCATAGCTTAAATCGGTCGAGTTGGCTTCCGTTCCTGTGAAGTTAAGCGTCGGTGTCAGGGTTGTAAAAGTTGAGGCATCGGCGGTGTTTAAAGAGATTGTCGGCAGGGCAGCGGTATTTATTTCAAGTGTGATAGCCCCAAAAGCCGAAGCTGAAGTTGAACCCCAAGTAATTGTCTTGCCGCTGAAGCCTGAGTTTCTATAAACGCACTCCGCACCGGTAGTCGGTGAGGCGTAGCCGTCATCAAAGCCCTCTGTCCAGCCAGTCGGCTGCGTCAAGGTAGCAGGGTTAGTGGCGTTGCCGACAAAACCTAGCGTTATGTTATTAGTGTTAGCGTTGTTAGTAAAAGCTGGTGCTGGCGTACCGGAGCTAGCTTGGTTGCTTTGGATAGCTGACTGGACTATGGCGTTAATACCCCAGTAAGTCATGCCGGAAATTCTAAAGACTTGGATAACTGCGCCTGTCGCCGCATCGCCAGGGCAGTTGAAAGTAACCGTCATAGAGGAGTTGGCCGCAAAACCGTCAGATACGAAAGCGTAAAGCGTATCGCCAGAGGAATTTTTAACCGCTGAAGTAATTAAGTTAAAGCCAATACTCTGCGAGTCGGTCATCGAACCAGGGTCAACCGTCGCTGTGGCTACTACAAAAGCGACTAACAAATCACCGGCGGCGGGCGTAAAAGACCCCGACGCATAAGATGTCGTATTAGACGTTGAGGCCGTCGATATGGCGGCGGTGACTGCGGCTGCCATTACTGGCCTTTACTGAGCTGTTGTAAGAACCAATCTAGGCCGGTTGACATTAAGGGTTGTAAAATTTCGAGCTTGTTTTTTACATCTGTAACTTGGCTAACGACAGTCGTATCTTTAATATCGCCTTTATCAATAGCGGTTTGGGCAGCCGTCAAAGTATCTATACAATCCTGCAATTCGCTGCTGATTGCGTTTAAGAATATGTTGTCTTGCATTTCATCTCCTACTTATTTTGTATAAACTGTGCCGTTATGTAAACCGAAGCTACCGAAGTCACAGTGATTAACTTCCAAGCTTTATTGGTGGCAGACTGGGTCAAGGGCACCTGGAAAACAATACCCCTCATATCTGTAGCAGGGGCATATCCTGTCCACCTTAAAGTTGTGCCGTCATCATTATATAACTGGACTACCGTACCGGTTGCCGAGCTATTGGTGAAGGTCAGAGACACTAAATCTAAGTAAGTTGCCGATACAGCTGTGACAATAGTCGTGGCTGAGGTTGAAGAAGTTATGGTAGTAGATTGGTCGCTGGCTAAATCCCGTATAGTTTGAGGGATAACCACTTGTCGGCCGAACTTATCCACCATTGCGCCTGTCAAGTTCCCGTCAGAAGCAGCTGAAGGCAGAGAAGTCTTAGCTAGACCGGCTTTGTAATAAGCGTTGGCGGGTACAGCCGAACCGGTAGCGTCACCAGCTATGACTTGAGCCTTTAGGTTGGTAGCAGTCGACTGCCTAACAAACACATCACCGTCTGCACCCTTAACATCAACCTTACCAGCTGTCGAAAAAGCCGTACCTAAAGTCCCTAGTAGGTTGCCGTCAAGAGCGAACTTAGCACTGTAGGTAGTTGAATTACTTGTTAAGGCATTACCAGCCCCGTCACGGTTATTAACGGTTGCTAATAGATTAGCAGCGGTAGCGTTACGAACAAACACGTCGCCGTCGGCACCCTTAATATCCACTTTTCCTGCGGTGCTAAAAGCCGTTCCAAGAGTACCAAGTAAGTTAGCGTCTTGAGCGTACTTAGCAGTGTAGGTAGAGGAGTTAGAAGTCCACAGATTTCCAGCCCCGTCAGCGTTACGCACCGTACCGATAACTTTTGTCGTCTCAGCACTGAGCGCTACAAGATTAGTCGTACCAGGTGTTGTTTGGTCTATACTAACTTTGCCTATTACATTCGTACCGGCCGGTAAGGAACCAGAAAAAGAATCAATTATTACCTTGCCCATAACACTGGTGGTGTCGGAGATAGTGTTAGCGACATCTACATTGTAAAAAGCTCGGCCATATAAATAATTAACCACGATGTCGGTATTGGTAACGCTGCCGCTGTTTATCCCTCTAATAGTGCCATTTAGACTATTAATAAGAAGTGTTGACGGGTGTGGCAATCTTTTGGTGTGAGTCGCTACTAATGTCCCATTAATATAAAAACCGACTTTATCAATGGACACTTCAATATGATAAGTGTTAGTCGAAGAAGTAACTGCGCTACCTGGTAAGGTTATTGTATTGGTTTCTGATTCGTTGGATGAAGGTGTGGTGGTAGGGTTGTAACCTGTCTCAGTTATTACTTTTGTGTTATCTGTCCCGCTAAAATGGAACCGTGCGTATTGGATTGCTGTGGCCGTCACATTAGACTCAAAGCCAAAGTATATATCTTGGTTGGCAACCCGTTGGCTAATACTGAAGTTGGACTCGCCTATTAATGGTGCGGCGGCGGCCACAATATAGGCATAAGTCTCAGCTGATGTATTAGTACCTAATGACATTGTCATTTGGCCACTTGAAACTGACAATGTCGCACCACTACCCGTGACGGTGCCTAGCTGCTGAGTGTCGTAGGCACCCGTTGCCGAAGTGCCAGGATAAGGAAAGAATAATCGTACCGTATTAGCATCAATAATTTCAGCCACTTGAGTTAGCTCGGCCTCAGTATCGGCTGATAACTTTATGAAATCTAAAACAAAAACTGAGTAGCCGATGTCTGTGCCACTGACTGTCGTGCTGCCATTCGTGAAAGTTGCCGAACCTGGCGAATAATGAAGTGATGCCCCTGTGAAATTAACCCTAACCGAACCATTTTCTGTAGTAACGCCACCGCTTACAATTAAGGCACCGTTTGGGTCGGTCTGTAAATAATTAATTACGCCAGTAGGTAGTGTGAAGCCTGGAAAAAAATCAGCCGGAGTCGTGACGATACTAGCGGCCGCCGTGCCGTCGGCATTAATAACTAACTTATTGGTACTATTTAAAGTACCGTCCATAATTTTGCCGAAGCCAACTTTGACTGTTCCTAGTGTCCCGTCAGTAACTTCATCAGCAGCAACGGTCGTACCGGTTCCTGCGGTTACGGTAATGTTATCAGCCGTAAATCTATCCTACTCTTTCTGGCCTTTTTTAAATTTCGTGTCCATATACTAAGTTTACTGTGGAATGAAAAAAATAAAAAGCGGTATAGAGGTTGAGGAAACTGGTGTGATGTTTTCAACCGGCACATCAACTAAAGCTAGTTGTCCGGTTAAAAAGTTAAATAAAAATCTTAAAGCCATTAGACCGCTACGAAGTGTATATCCGTTATTATATTATTTACATCATAGGCAATTGTTAAATTTCCGACAGTTGAACCGTTCTTTTTAACAGCGGCGCTCTGGTAATTATCATTGCCGTCAGGATTGGAAAAACTAAGTTGGTCAAACGGTACGGGGATTAAAGCATTTTCCATGACCATTTTTTGATTACCAAAGGCATCAACATTAAGACCAGCATCTACTGATAAATCATGTGTCGTGGGGTCAGCCCATAGAGAAACCGGTGTTGTGCCGTCAGCATTAGAAACGGCGATTAAGCTTGGTTCATTATTCTGGTCAAACCTGGCTCTATCAGTCATCTACTAAATTATATCACTTAGGTGGTAGGAATGATTTTAGCGGTGACTTCATAGCTTCACGCTGAGCTAGGTTTTGTTCTCTAGCCTGTAATTCTTCATCCTTAGCCGTTAAAGCCTCGATAGCTCGGCGCTCGTAGTCTTTAAAGGCTTTAATTTGCTGGTCAAGAGCTAGTAAATCGTCATTTAATTGGTTTTTTTGGGCTTGTTTGCTAGCTATTTCGTCATTTAGGCGCATATTTTCACCAAGTAGTTTTTTAGCTGTCGCTTCAAGCTCCTCAGCTTCGCTCTTGAGGTCTTTTTTAACACCTTCGATTTGGATATTGTACTCCATTAGTTCTTGTTCAATATTAGACCGCTCAGCCCTCGCTTCGCTAATCTTTTTCTTAAGACCATTCAAGGTTCTACTGGCTTCGGTTTGTTTCTGAAACAGTAAATCAGTGGCATCTTTAATTCTAACCATTGCATCCGTCTTATACTGGGCCATTTCGCTATCAATCTCAGC